ATCAACAGGATCCTTAATACCTTCGTTGATATACAGCGTTCTGCCAGACTGCGCGCCTCGAGCCCCTTTGCCCTTATAGGTGACAAGTCTCAGCCCCAACTTTTCGGCTATGTCGCCAGCTGCTTTAAACTCCGGCCTCTCCATGGCATCTGGCGCCAGCTCCACCTTATTGATAGTGAACGGGCCGACTTTGCGCTGTGCAGATATTTCTTTTAAAACCGTAAGGTCTTGTTGCTGTTCGGGGCTGAGGTTAAGTTCGTGCTTGAACTTTACGTCCCCTTCGCCTTTCTTGTTAATATCCGTTGTCTTGCCAACGCTTCCTTCTGATGATATATTTATATCAGTGGAAGGATTAAGCCCTGAGTTGAATTCGGACGTAAGGTCGGGGCCCTCGCTAACGCGTTGAGCATCGGCCCCTCGGGCAATATCCTTCCTTAAAAACATTGAAGGTTCTACTTGCCGCTTGGTTTTATACATAGATTGGGGAACCAAGCTTTTCTTTTTGCCCGTCTGCATCAACTCAAGATAGTACGCATACCCGTTTATCTTTTTTTCATAGACAACTACTTTTCCTCTGCCCCTATTGGCTCCAGGCAAAATATCATCGTAGCCATCAAGTATACCAGGTATTTTAGTCAAATCCTCTTTTGTCAATGGAACCTGTCCGCGGGCAGCTTCTTTCTCCGCGTCGCCATGTTGTCCAATTAAATGCCTTAAGCCCTGGTCGGTAAGATCGTGAGTATATCCGTTTACATCAATGCCCGTCACTTCCTTTATTTTGGCAACCTCTGCTGCATTAACCGGCCTGATTGATAAATTCCGCGCCGGCCCTTGTTTGTTCTTGAACGCTTCTTCAACAAAAGCATTAATTTCCTCTTGGTTCGTCTCAGGAAGTTCCCGTTTAAACCTAACCCCTCCATACTGCTCAAAGTCAGCCCTATCCACCATACCTGTCCTTGCTTGGTTCTCAACCTCGCTGAGCCTGCTCAAATCGCGGGTAAGCCCATAGGGCTCAACCTTAGCCTGTTCTGCCTGCATATCCGTAAGAAGAGCCCTTGTCTCGTTTGAACTATCAGCGGCATTGCCGGGAACCTTTGCCGATTGCCAATCAACGCCCTGTTTTGCCAGCAATCTTCTGGCTGCTTGGACTGAGGGATTATCCGGATGCCCGTTTGCGGTCAAAATACGTTGTTCTGTGACCGTTGGGGGCCTAAGCTCTCCGGCTCGTACCTTGTCGCGGTACTCTTGCCGCAGTTGTTCTCTTTTTGCAAGTAACTCCTGATCTTTTAGCGACTGGTTTTTTATCAACTCTTCCCGAGGCCTGCCGTATCCTATGTTTTTGTGCATGGCAGACTCGCCGATACCTTGTCTCCCTGCACCATTCACAGACAAATACGCTTCCTCATCCATAACAGCCGGCCCTCTTGTAACGGCTTCCCTTGTGTCGTTTTCTAATTGCCGAATACTCTTCTGCAGTCCATGCCATTCTTCCGGCAGCTTCTGCCCTCGGGACAGTTCAGAAAGGACGGACAAAAACTCTTCGGAAGCCGGCTCCCCTGTCTCGACATTGCCTTCCATAAGATTATTGATGGCTAAGTCCCGGTATTCGCCTTCCCGGGGAGCGCGTAAATGCTTCTGCCAAAATTCCCGGTACCATGCAGGGTTAGCGGATACCCTAATGTTTCTGCCGGGTACGTTTTCCACTCCGCCCAGTTCGCTCTTCATATTGGCTACTTCGGCATTTATCATGTCGCCGTATTGCTTTTCAAGTCCAGCCAGATACTCCGGATCGCCAATGTCGGAGCGGGGAATAACGCTTTCGTCCTGCCTTATGAATCTGCTTCCCTGTCCGGTTCTGCCCTCAGCTAAGGCCAATGGAGTTCCAGGCTCACTACGAGTTACGCCGTACTGGTCAACAAACCAGTGTCCTTCTTTCGGGAAACCGGTACCGCGCTCCCAATTCACCCCCGCAGGAAGCGATAACTGTTCTCCACCAGAGGGTAAGGCCAATTGCTCGTTAGCCTGCATCCTTGGTGGTTTCCAATACTCCCAGTTAGGAATATTGCTTTGCGGCTCTGGCGTTACTCCCCCTTGCAAGGCTAAAGGCTTTCTGTTGAACGTCATTGAGTATTCGCCGTCTATTGCTTCCGGTTTTGCAGTATTTGACGGTTCGCTCCCCAGCAAATCATCCAATACCGTTTCAGGGCTTTCTTCCGGCATCAAGGCATTGGCTTTGCGCTTGGGTATACCTTTTAACAGATCCACTCCTTTGCCCAAACCGTGAGCCGCTCCCATGAAAGCTACATCACCAAGGCCGAACAATGCCATATTCTCCAAATAATCCTTAGCCTCTGGGTTTTCGTTAGCAATTGGAGTATACAACGCCCCGGCCGCTACCCCGCGTCTCCCGGTTTCAGTCCATTTGCCGGCCCCCATCAAAGCCTTTCCAATGGCAGGTATTTTAGTGGCCGCGCCGACAGTGCCGTAAGACGCGATAATAGCCGGCGTTTCTTTGCCGATGCCATACAGGATATTTTCGGCAAGGGTACCCTGCAATCCAGCACCTTTCTTTAATCCTTCCAGTGCGGCATCATCGTATGGCAGAGTATCAACCTGCTTTGAATAGGCACCGGCAGGCTTACTAGCCTTGAATGATTTCTTGACTATTTCCTCTGTTGGGGTATCCCGTAAGAACCCCTTTTTCTTTATGCTTTCAGTCTGTTCGGTAGACAGCGGAGCTTGCGGCAAATAATTCAGGGTGTTCATTTTGTCCGCTAAATCCATGGTTCCCTCGAACAAACCTATCCCGCCGGCAGCAGGTAGTCTTTTGAGAGGGGAAGCGGATTGGGACGTATTTGCATACTTTGCCATTTCAGGCGAGTACAAAGCCGCCGGATTTGTTTTGGCTAACTCCGCTTTTCTGGCTGCGACCGCAGACTGTTTTAAAGGTACAAGGGTACTTACCCTTTTTTGTTGATAAATATTATCCGTAAAATCTAAAGAAGCAGTCTTGGATGGTTTGGCCTGCTTCTTCTCCTGTATTTTTTTAAGTTCCTTTTCTTGGGTAGCCCTAATACTTGCAAAAGGGTCTTTAAACTGCTTGGCCATTGCCGCTACCCTCCTATTCTTATTAGTAATTATCTCTTTCGGACTGATTGAGTAGCTGTTTATATGCAGCTGCCACAGACGTACCGGCAGCCTTGCCGGTTTGGAAATATTCCTCAGGCGACATCCGGGCATATTTAGTAATGAGATAATCAGCAACTGTCTTAACATCGGCTCCACTGGAAGTAATGGCTTTTCGCCAATCAGAATTATTGAAAAGAGTGTTCAGGGTATAATAAAGTGGATATTGTTCGGCATTGCCTCCTCGTTGCCGATTAAGCTCATATTGAGCATCAGCCCGTTCCAACAAGCCGCCCGTCATAACATTGGCCCGTTCCCCTTGGGTATCCAGGTAATAAGGGGGGTCTTGGGAACTGCCACCGCCTCCGCCGCCACTGCTTCCGCTCAAAGCAACTTTACGAGCGTTCAATTCCGCCGCTTTCTCAGACATAATTTGTTCGAACGTCTTAGTACCCGGTTCTACGCCTAAAGTAGCATAAACCTCCGCAGTCGGCACACCAGCCTCAAGCATGGCCCAGGCCCGATTCCATCTTTGTTCCTCCTGCGCTATCGCCTGCTCCTCCTGATACCTGGCGGCCTCCCGTGCAGCGTCTTCCTGCCGCTGGGTTTCGGACATGCCCGCTTTCAGCCAATCAAGCTGAGTGTTGTAAATGTCCTGCGCCCGATTATAATTCACGCCATATTGCTGAGCATACCTGTCCTGTATAGCGTTTTGCTCATTCTCCCACTGCTGCCTTGCCGCTATGGTGGGAACATGAACATCGTCCCCGCTGCTGCTTATATTGATAGGAGGAGTGGTAAATCTGAACTCCTCCCTTTCCGGGGGAGAATATGTCGGCAATGCATTTGCAAGCTTTTCCTGTTCCTCTTTCCAAGTGTTAAGCCACTCCATAGTCGTGTCGTAAATATTTTGGTTACGATCGTTAATAACATTCTGTCCGTTCAATACATCGGTATATAGGTTGGGCATATTGCTATTTAGCAATGCTCCTGTGGTTTTGTCATAATTGGCTCCAATGCCCATGGCGTCCCTTATCTGGTTGGCCCAATGATGCGCCGCCTGCGCCCCTGTATAATCGCCCGACGCCATCTTCTGGTTATATACCTGCTGCGCCCGCTCAATCTCCTTATAGCCGGCTGCATTATCGGTTTTGTAGCTCTCTAATGATATCTCCCATGGCTCCTTTTTAACTGCGTTTGTGGTGTCCCCTATGGGGGCCAGGGTAGCCAAAGAAGGCAAGGAGCCGTTGGTATTTGCGCTATTTGCCCCAAGCGCAGGCGTAAGTGAAGGCGCCGATGCTATTCCTCCTAATGCGCCCGTGAACATAGTTCCCAGGCTGCCAGCTTTCGGGACGTAATTATACCCGATTTCATTTTTCAAATCGTTGCCGTAAGGCTTGGAGCCAGGCAAATCCAAAGGCACGCGGTAATTGTCGGCATCGTAAGCATAGCCGCCCTTGTGTGAGCCGCTGTAATTATAAACATTGCCATCCGACGCATAATTCTTGGCCGTGTCGTAGTCTTTGACCACATGAGAATAACCGTATTTATCGACATAGGCATAACCGTTGGAACCGGAGCTGCCGCCGCCACCAGAACCGGAACCGCTTGACTTACTCGAGCCAGAACTGCCACCGCCGCCGCCGCTGCTTTTACCTGAAGAACTGACTCCAGGGCCCCATGTAACCCCATAATCTGAATTCTTAGAAGAATTGCTTGCCATAATCTTTTTACCTCCTTTCCTGTGAGGCCTATCAATAAACTCCCGTCGGGTACTTTGCCAGCAACGCTTTAAGGGCATCGCCATAGGTGAATCCAGAAGGCATAGTCCATGAACCCGTTGCCTGTGCCTGCGAATTGATAAGGTTGAGCAGCATGTTCATATATTCTTGATTCGCCTGATTCTGGTAATACTGCCTGCTGTTGCGCCGGCAAGGTTTGCTGCCCGTTATACATACCCGTTACCCCTGCTTCTGCAAGGGCATTCTGCAAGGCTTGGCTTTGCCCGGCTAATGTCTGCTGCCCATTATAAGAACCAAATAAATTAGCGAGTTGCAAATCGTAGTTGCGTAAATCCTGCCCTTCTCTACCTTCCAGGGCTGCTAAGTCCGTAGCCTTGCCTTGCCTCAGTTCTGCTAGCCTATTGGCTAATTGCGTGGCCGCCTGCTGCTGCTGGTTGTTAACCATATTTATTCCCTGTTGCGCAGTATTAGCTATATTGGCCTGTGCACCTACCATACTGCCCGAGCGCCCAAGGCCCTTATTAGCGTAATAATTCTCCATCTGCCGGCCTGTTTGCGCCGCCTGCTGGCTGATTGCATCTTTTTGCTGGGTGTAGGCGGGCTGTAAGGCTGACTGTTGCTCCTGCAGCTGGTTTTCTGCCTTCTGGTAGTTGCCCTCCACGAGCTGTCGGGCCGCTTCATATTGCTTCTTATAATCCGGGTTATAGTCCGGAGTAGTGGTGCTGGTAGTCGTGGTTGCCAATCGGAATCAACTCCTCTCGTGAAAAATGCACATAAAAAACACCTTTCAAGGTGCTGCGTTGTGCTCTATCGAATTTTACCGTCTGTCTGTATTCTATTGCGCTGCAATTGCGGCCATTATTTCCGCCTTTTCGTCCGTTGTCAACGCCGGGTATTCGCTCAGGATATCCTCTGCTGTCCGGCTTTCCTCAGCCATACGCCGGGATACGACCCGGACAAATATGTTCTTTTTCCATGCAGGCATTACGCAGCACCTCCTAACAGGCTGGCTATAGCCATTTCTAAGTCAGATACCTGTTGATTCAGGGTTTGGTTCTGCGCCCTGAGCTCCGTATTTTCGGTGCGCAAGGCATTTATCTGGACTGAAAGCGGGGCCTCAAACACCGGGTAGTTAAACAGCAAGCCGCCTGTGTCTAAATCTACCCGTACCGAATTGCATGTTTGGAAATCGCTGCTATGCTGGCCGTATTCGAGCTGTATAGCGCCTACTGTTTCGGGATTTCTGATTGACAGGGCTTCATACATGGCAAAGTCCTGTTCTTTGGTAGTTGGGGTGCCGCTGAATTTCTCCGGCGTGATTAAAACGACGTCGCCAGTCTGTAATTCATAATATACTTTCCGACCTATTTGCATGGTAGTAAAACCTCCTTTGTGTAATATGTGCCGAATGATGAATGATAATATAGTTTTTAATACTCGTTTTATTGCCTCTCTTTATTAGCTATAATAAATCATGGCTACTGCATGATAATGCAGTTCACTAAGTGAGTTAGTACCATTAATTGTAGCAGTATGATTTCCGGAATCTACGTCTAATTGATATGGCGAAAAATCAATACCACTTCCCCAAGTTATATTACTTTTTTTTACAATATCATCTATTCTATAATCTGTAACAATCCCATTATAGGGATATCCATCGTGGGAATCAGTGACATAACCAGATAAAAAAAGGACTAAAAGCTTACAATGAGTGGGAGCGGCAAGGGTTAAAGAAAGTGTCCATGGGCTAGGCCCAGGGGTATTATAACCTGACGTTCTGCCTTTCATATTATAGGCTAAAATACTACCACCTGCGACTAGGCTTCCAACTACCCCGAAAATATTAACGCCATTTGCTATATTGGCTGCTAATAGGTTCGCGCTCCCAGCAATCGTCTGCGCCCCGGTAAGATATTGCCCGGCGGCTATAACCTGGTTTGTTGTGCCAGGCGTAATCGTAGCCGCACCTTTGGTTGCAATGGACTGGGTTATTTGCCCCGCGCCGTTGTGGTAGCCTTGCGGAATGGTGTATGAGCCGTTTACCGCCAGGCTTTGGCTTACAGCACCCCGGTTGGGCATGGTACCAATTTTGCCGGTACCCGAATCGTTGCTGAACGTTTTTCCGCTCAGGACATCGGCTTCTACCGCATTGCCGCTGCCTAAAACGATTGAGTCTATATTGTTTGCCATATGAGAAAAACTATCGCTGCCGGAAGTGGGAACGCCCTTGTCAGTAATGGCGGCGGCGACAGTGTTTTTCCCATTACTGACAGACGTAAAAAGCTCACCCAACGCTCCTTCAACGTGCGTCGCGGTAAATAGCCCTCCGGCATCTTCTATTGCTATGTTTTTGGCTAAATGCGCCTGCACCGCAGCCGCAGCCTTGTGCCCCGCGATATCTGATTTAGCGCTCTCCAGGATAGCTTGCACAGATGAACCCGGCCAGCCCTCCACGGCTGTTGCACCCACATTATCAGCCCCGCTATTGCCGTCAGCCGTGGCATTGAGCGCGTCCACCGCATTGTTCAATGCAGTTTTCAGCTCTTCTCCCCGGCTGTCGAACTTCTCTTTTGCCTCGTCCGCAGTTAGACCTAATTCATCCGTCTGGTTCACATGGTTAAAGGTGAAATTGCCCATCTTCTGTAAAGCCATGGTTAATCACTTCCTTTTCTCTTAGCTTCGTTCTCCCCAAAGGTAATCCAGTTCTTGCGCCAGTATAGTCAAGCCCTGGTTGTTTTTTTCATTGCCAACAATCCACTGCAGGTACTCCGCCGAATAACCCACAAGCTCAGTCTGCTTGGATGGATAAGGATTAGAGCCGTAATGGAAAGAGCCGTAATTCAACTGCGCATAACTGAATATCCTTGCACTCTCAATATTGATGTCAATTACTTCCCTATCCTCGTCGGTGACGAAAACTAAATAGTGGTCGGCCAATACCTGGGGCCCGAATACAATATGCAGTTCCTCAAAGTCCTTGGTATAGCTTCTGGAACCGCAGTAGAGTATTGGCGAAGTCCAGTAGGAATTAATGGCAGTCAATCCGTCGTTTAAGCTCTCCAGCCCCTCGCTTTCGCAATAAATAGCCCCGTTGTTGCCGTCTCCCACGTAAAAGTTATCCTCATGTTCCAGGAAGCAGTTGCCCTCTGTCTCTGGTCCGTCATAGGGATACCAGCAATATTCTCCCGCGCTGAAGTTAGTGGTCCTTAAGTCAAGGATCCAAACCCTATCACCTACTTTTAGCCAGTATTTTTTATCGTGGACATAAGACTTGGCCGCCTCCAGTTCTTCCCTGGAGTATTCAATAATTCCGGCAATACCGGCATGTACCGACTTATTGATGTCCTCGCTTATGACCCGCGCGTTAAGCTGGTTGCGAATTGTTGTAGGCGAAAGAAAAACCACGCCGGCCGGAGCGCCTGTCACCGTCTGAGCCAAAAAAATAAGCCCATTGGCTACGGGCTGGATACTATCGGGGGCAAGACATCCGTATTCATCATTCAGCGGATATACCGGAAAGATGACGTCTCCTCCCGAATCGGAATCGAGCGTTGTAAACGTCAGGCTGTTTTCCTTGAGGTTTATCAGGTAGTCGTACATTTTTCCGAACCCCACAAGGTTCTCAGCGTCGGAAGTTATAACTGCGTAGTTATTCTCAGGCCAGTAAGCGGGGTTATTCAGTCCACAATGGTATCTGGTGTTGCCCCGACAGGCGAATACCCTGTTATCGTTCTTGCCGCCGTATATAATCATTTGGGTGCATTTGTTTATATAACCCGGATTCATCAGCCCGCCCTTTTCGGCCTGTATTTGAATATTATCCGTGCCTTCCCCCGGGGCAGCGTTAAAGGTTATCACGCCGGTTTCGCGGTTTACCGTAAAATCCGTGTTTTCCAATTTTTCTTCCCCGCTAACCCAAACCTTAACCGGTTTATCGCTCAGTCCGGAGAAAGAAAGCTGGTATTCCGTCGCATCGGCGGTACCGGAGAATGAATCTACCCAGGAGTTGCTGAGGTAATTTAAATCCTCGTTTTGGGTACCGCCCCCTGTCGGCGCTCGTCCCATGGTTATAGTGGGGATGTAGGCAATATCCGTTACCCTGCCCACCTGTATACCGTCGTAATAGCAATAGTCTGTACCGTTGTAGAAATAGCACTTGCCGCCAAAATTAAAGAAATAGGTGTCAGCATCGGTAAGGCCTGTTGCAATTGCTTTTTTGGCCGTCGCTTTAATATCCGCTCCGGCCTCTATGATTACGTTTGCATATATCGCCACAATGCTCTTCGCTTCCACATCTGCACCTGCTGTCAGCAGAACGCTTTCATTCCACCTGAACGCGCTTTTAACGTTAATTTCTGCTTCGCATATCAGCAAAGCTTCCTCAAACACCCTGATCGTCTCGTCTGTAGTTATATCAGCATTGCCGTGTATATTGGCCCTTGAATAGAGTTTCAACACACTGTTTGCATGTAACGTTGCTCCGGCTGCCAAATCGGCGCGGCAATAGTTCTTGACAATCGTATGGGGATTAGCGATATTACCGCTGCATTCGATTGCACAACTTGCCGTTATAACTGAGCGCACATGTGCGGCGGCATTAACCTGCGCTGTTCCGGCTACAATATTGGCGCTGGCTTCCTTGTATAGCCATATGGGGCGGTAGTTGAAACTTCCATAGTTGATACTGGAGTACGAAAAATAATACATGCCTTAAAACCCCCAATGCATAAGGAGGTTTAATCAAAAACCACCGTTAATTCTCCCGTAAGGAACACCAGTTGGTTATCAACGTTAATTGTGCGGGCGGTGTTCAAGGCTCCGTGCAGCAGTAAATTGCCGGCAGTGGTTGCATCATATATGCCCACATGGGTAACCGTCCCCCAGTTGGCCGTGGCAATCGGAAAGGCAATATCCGCCGTAGTGCTGGAAGTTCCTGTGTTTGCTGCGCCAAAGGCTATCTCTTGCCGGGCATAGGCCCCACCCGCTACTTCCGTACCTGTTCCGGCGTCGGTAGGGTCGGAAGTAAACAAAGCCAGGTAAACCTTTTCCGGCGGGGTGTATGCTGTGTTTTTCAAGACATGATCCAATAGCTTGTTTTCCAGGTAATCAGACATTTTGGACATCCGTCAAAACCTCCTCAAATATTTTCCCGCCACCAGCGGCAACCAGCATAACGGTGCTGCCGTCCGGCTTCTCGTAACAATGCATCCCTCTTATGCCGCCCGGGAATTTCTTGTGAATGCCGAATCCCCGTCTCTGCGTAGGCGTGCCCTGGTCGTAACACATATTGAGCATATTGGGGGATTGATTGGGCCTTATCCTGTCGGCCGGTACGGAACAGTTCATGCCCCCAGCCATGCCGTTAGGAAAGCCATAAGTCTGCATCTTACGGGGAGATATGGGTTTTATGATTTTGGGTTTGTATGCCATAATAATCACCACCCATTGACTGAGATAATGGCCTGAGTATACATGCCTTCGCTGCTGAGCATATTGGCCTTTTTAACTTCGTACAGGTTGTTGAAGTAGGCGCTGGCCGCTGGGTCGTTTTTGGCCGTCACCAACGAAGCAACACCCAGGGCGAGAGCATATGCCCCATCTGGCGTAGCGTCAATCATCTGGGAGTCGTCAACCTCGTCATTTCCAGTAATGATGATCAAGACAGGCTCGCGGTAGTAATTCAGTATTACTTCGCCTTCCTGATAACGGTTAAGCCCTATCTTGCGGTTAGCGATATCCAGTATATAGCCGACGTAAGGCACCCACTGCCTCTGGTCGCGTCGTATCATCACGTTTTCTGTGTCCAAGTAGTCAGCAGGCAGGTCATATAAAAAATGCGGCCTGTGCTGCTGTACGTCCTCTACCGCCGGGAAATTATACGGATAAAGCACATAATACCGGTAGTTGTAGACATAATCGCCGGAGAAATTAAGCCGTATCCGGTTGGCATCATCGGAAGCGGTTATAAGCCCCTTGTATTCCGCGAATTCCGGTACCGTTTCCGCAATGGCAATAGTCTCAAGGTTCACCCAGGAATCTCCGCCGTATTCGTCAATCGTTACCGTGGCAGGGCCTTGGACCTCGAAAAAATATGACTTGGCTCCGGGCAATTCTATGGCGAAGTCCTGCCCGGGCAAGTGGGTCTTAATGCTTGAGGTATCGCGGCTCAGCTCGTTGTATATGGGCTTTACCACATAGGTTTTGCTGGCACGTAGCTTGCCGGTAGTTGTCGCTAAGTCCATCAGTTCGGTATTAATAAAGTTCTCGATCTTAAGCCTGATGTCGGCGGTTTTGGTCGGCGCCAGCTCCTTACCGCGAGTAGAATATTTATTTAATAGCTGCAGGGTATGTTCCTTTAATTCCTTGTAGTCCACAAGGGCACACCACCCTTCTTAAACGTCGAAGTACAGCACTGCGACGCTGGTTCCGGTAGAATTAGATATCGCGGACAAGTTGCCTCTTACCGCCATCTTGATAGGCAGCACGGTCCCGGCAGGTATAAGAAAGCCGTTGCCGGCCGTTGCGGTTTCCGCAGGATTGATATACAGCGGCTGAGCGCCGGTATTGGCAATCATAAAAGGCCTGCCTGCAACAGGTATGTCTACCGCAGTTCCCTTTACTTCTGCCCTTACCTCCACCTTCTCCGCCGTGTAGGTGTTTCTCATTTAAGCGCCTTCTTTCTCCGTCAAAATGTCGATTAGTTCAGCATTGCTGAGCTTGCTCCATCCCTCCGGCTTTTTATCCGCCGGCAGAGCCTTTACCAACGCCATGAGTTCATGACGCCTTAAATCCCCCCAGGGGGCCTTTTTCAACGCTGTCTGCTCGTACGCTGCAGGCACCGGAAGCAGGTCCTTTATCTCCTGTAAGGTTTCGTATATGCCCCAAAGCAGCTTCCTTTCCGTGTTGTTTAGGGTTAGTTCGTTCTTATCCAGCATGGTTCTCACTCTCCTTAAGGCTATAAAGGGAAAGGAGGCGCTTAAGCCTCCTTGATTATTCCTGCGGCAACAAGCGTAGCTATAATCGCATCCACCTTATCGCTTATCGCCTGAACCTCTTCTTGCGTCGGTGTAGCGGAAATGGTCTGTTCCAGCTCCGCTATAGCAGTATTGCCGGTAACTTGTTTGCCGCCTATGAACAACGGCCCTTCATGATGTGTAGCCGCCAAAGATATCGCCTCCTTAAAATAAGATTAAGAGGGGGTTTAGTGCCCCCTCTATCTAGGCCGGTATGTTGCAGATAACGGGCTCCCAAGACTTAAAGCCCAGGCTGTTACGCGCGTAAGCCTTAATCTGCCAGTTGTCGGTATTGAAATCAACCTGCGACGTTACTTTCAAGGGATGCCTTTCTAGGAAGTACAGGTTACGCCGTAAGACTCTGCTGTCTATCAAGAACCAATAACCGTCGTTCAGCCAGTCGGAGATAACAACATTAAACTTATCCTTATAGGGGTTCACGTTATTGTCTCCGGAGTCAACCTTGCCCAGAGAATGAACGGCCTCCCAGACCTCGTTCCGGATAGAATATGAAGCGAAAATAGTATCGCCCTTAACGTTGGCTTTTTTGCCAATATCCGTCTTTATGGCCTTCATCATGTCCTCAGCGACTTTCAGGTTTTCCACATTAAATGTATTTGTGGTGTAATTGTCCTGGGTGCCTCCCTTCCCGGTTTTGGACGTATGGGCATTGGAAGCCAAGGCCAAACCATCGGCAACAGCAATATCGAAGGTTTTTCCTTCAAAAGTAAAGTCGGTTTGTGTGCAGTTGTTAAACGGAGCATGAAGTAATTCTTCCAGGGTGGCATTCCATGAATCAATAAGCATTCCAGCCATGCCTTCCATGTCAATTACCCGGCTATCGTCGATCAACTCGCGTTTAATCTCAATGCCCTTTTTGAATACCTGGTGGATAAGGGTCTTGCTGTAACTCTCTTCAAATTCATCATAGGGAACTGCGCCATCAGTGGGCACGAAGTTGCCAATACCGGTTAAACCGGAAAACGATTCGCTGTAATGTTTGGATTTGCGCACGTTATACAGCTTTTCCTTAATGCTGTCTCGGGCAAAGTCCTGCTCTTCTTTCAGCATGTACGCCATAAGCGGGCCCTCAAAACGCCCAATCGCCGCATCAATTTTCCCTGCAGTTGCAGATACAATCACTTTTAATTCACTTCCTCTCAAAATTTAGGGCACAAAAGAGCCTCATTAGAAGCTCCTTGTTGTGCGGTTTTATTCAGTTGCTTTGTATTAGGGGTTACTCAAACTTACACCTGCATTTTGCTTTAGCTGTATCCGCCGAAATAATAGTTGCTATACCATTTGTGGTGGTATCGGCGTCAACTTTTAAACCAGTGGAGTCCAGTACGTACTTCGCGCCTATTGCCGGCACATTGGTACTAGCAGAGGTATAATCCCCTATCCACACCTGGTCAGGGCGAACTGCTACACACTCAACGGTTTTTCCAGTTCCGGCGGCCACCTTTTGGATACCAATATAAGCTGGTTTGTCGGTAGTTGCTGCCTTAGTTAATTTTCCGCTGGAAAACTTAAAAGTCTCCCCGGCAGCTGCAGCTTCACTGTCCGTCAAGGGCAAAACTTCAAGTATGGTTCCTGCACCGTCATAGGTGCTTTCAAGCACAAACATTGATTTCATCTCCTATCCATATAATTTCTTGTGGAAAGCTCTGGCTTGCTTTTCCGTCATGCCAGAGTCCATATACATCTGCAGGGTATCGGCGCTCATAGGGATTGCGCTTGCGTTGGAATCACCTTGGCCGTCTCCCTCAGTCTTTAGGTGCGATTTACTATTCAGGTTGTTAAGCGTCTTTTGGGAGGCAGCTTTTTGCGTCTGCTCCACTATCTTTGCGCGGTTCGACAAAAACCAAGCGTCATACAGGGTATACCCTCGCTGTAGCCTGTCGATTGTCGGCTGGTCCAGCTTGCTCAAGTCGGCAGGTACCAGGTCGCCGTATTCTCCCCGCAGCTTTTTGTGATCGGAAAGCAACTCCTGGGCCATTTTTTCCTTCATTGCCTCTTGCTCTTGCTGCTGTTTGATTTGCTGCTCCCTTTGTGCTTTTTCCTGCTCTTGCCTTTCCTGCGCAGCCAGTTTTTCTTCCAGCGTCTGCATTTTCAGGGCATAAGCCGCACTGTTGGCTTCTTGGGAAGCCAGTCTATGGGCTACTTGCTGGTCGTAACCCTGCTCAATCAGCTCCTGGTAGGTCTGCTGGTACACGGCCTGCGGCTTTTGTTGCACTTCCTGCTGCCGGGCCTCTTCCTGCCGTCTCTGCCCTTCCGCTACCGCAGCCTGATACTGGTCCCAGGTTTTAATTCCCTGATGCCCGAAGTTCTGCTCTACCCAAGAATCGCGGGCCTTTAACGCTCTTTCGGCTTCTTCTGCCTTTCTGCGTATTTCTGCAAAAGCAGCATTAGCCTCTTGCGACTGTTCCCGCTTTACCTGGTCGGGTATCGGTTCAGGTTCAGATTCCGGCTCCGGTTCTGCTGTCGGTTCTCCGGCCTCTGGCTCTCCGCCGAAGTCAAAATCATCAAAATCTACGAGTGCTGCCGGATGATTTTCTGGCGGTTCCGGTCCACCACTGGCGTAATCGTCGCCGGGGATTATCGACGAAGTACTGCCGCCAGTATCGCCAGCGCCAGCGCCTTCTTCCGCAAATCTCTGCAAGCCAAACTCAAACGGGGCAGCGAAATCCGTTGTTTTTACGCTTTCTATCATGGTTTTACTCCTCCTTAATTAATGGATTTTTACGCTGTTCCATGCGATTTTTCGGGCCTATTTACCCTTTTTGCCGTCCCGAAGGTCGGAACCGTAAATTACTTTTCCGCTCTCTGCGGGTTTACCGGTGGCACTGCCGTAAGACTGGATCCCTTTGATGGGCATCTTAGGCACGTTTCCGTTTTTTTGCCCTGCCATCTGTATCACCTCCTTGGCAAGTAGTTGGTTCAGGTAATCCCCGGCGGCGAACTCCGGGCATTGCGCCGTGCAGGTGTTAAGCCCGATTACGGGCAAGAAAAAAGCCCAATTCCGGGGCGGGAAGTCACCTAAGCACTGCTTTACATTTTCGTATTTCTCTCCATCGCTTAGAATTATGATCATTTCTATGTTCGCCGCCTTTCAGAAAACAGAAAAGCCCCACATAGGCGTTGATAATGACCGGTTTCTTGCGGTATTTAGCCATCTTGCGCCTCCTTATTTTTGTCATAAATTTACATTGCAACCGTATTGCCCAAATCGGGTGTTTTTCGCAACCGATTACTAAAATAGCCCCGCAATCTTCCGGAATTACCGGATAGTTCGGGGCTGGGTCACATATAGCCGGGGTCAACCACTGTTCCTTCTGGTCTCACTGGGCATCACCTGCCTCCAGCCCAAACACTAGCAGCTGCAAGTTTTCTATATGTCCTAAAATAGCGGCGTGGTCGGCATCCGGGTAATCCGCACAGCTAAGCCATATCCGCGATAACGCTGATAGTATTTCGTTGGGGGACACGCCGCATCACCGCCCGTATCTCTTCCCTCTCCCTCTGCATAATTAAGTGGGTACGGGCAGCGGGAAGGAGAGAAAAACCGCCACCCGTGCGGAAACCTAACGGTTACCCACTTGTTGCCCCATAACCTGCTGCAGCAACGCCATGGCCTGTGCTGGGTCAGTTTGCAGCAACTGCATAAACTGCGTCTGTATTTCAGGTGGCAACTGCTGGATAATAGCCTCTATCTGCTGCATATCCGCGCCTTGCGGTTGCTGCTGCCCTCCCTGAGCCTGCTGTACCTGAGCTGCTATCTGGTCCGGCGATTGCGACAAAAAGGCCGCCTGTTCTTCCGGTGGCATCTGCAGTATTGCTTGCTGTATATCTGGCGGCAGAACCTGAAATATCTGCTGTAATTCCGGCGGTATGGTTCCTTGCTGCTGGCCTTGGCTTGGTTGTGCGGCCTGCGCCTGTAGCGGTGCCTGGCCCGTTCCGGACTGTGTCGCTACCTTCTGCTGCTCCATTTCCAGTATTGCGCTCGCGTTTGGTACTCCTATGGACTCCATGAGCATCCAGTATTCCACGTTATCTATGCGCTGTCCGGCTTGGTTGGCTAAGTCTAAGATAAACCGCTTATCTTTCGGTAACGCAGTTTCAGCCTGCACGTAGATATCGAATTCAGGGTAATACCACTCTCTGGCATCGTCTTGCTTTATCAACTTACTTTTGTCCCAGTAACCGTATACCGGGCGGTTGTCTTTGCCATCGGTCCGGTACGGTATGCGGTGGTCGGCAAAGGCCAGCAGAAAATCATACCACATGCGGTAAAGCTCGGTATAAGCGATATCTTTTTCGTCTGCTTTTACGCCTAGCCTGCCCTGAGTGTTGGCCGCCAGAATCTCCAAAGCGCGACCGGACAATTCCTTCCCCTTGTCCGTCCTGCCTTGACTGGCCTCCGTGATTCCTAACGAATCTTTAGCTGCCTGAACGTAGATAAAATATAAATCCTTAAGCGAGTTATCCGGTGTTTTAAGGTCCTTGGTTACTACGTCGCCGGTCGGGTCATCCGTTTCGATAATCTGACTGACTGAATTGGTCAGTTTGGCCGCCAGGCCGGTGCCCTTACGCACAAATATCTTAGTCGTGCCCTTGATATGCTTTTCCTCTTCAATGCTGAGCAGCTTCTTAATCCCTTCCTGCTGGTCTGCGATAATGAAGGGGTCGGCAAGCCCGCGCGCTGACTTTTCCCGGGGTATGTTGTACCAGGGGACAAAGGGAAAATAATTGGGAACGTGGCATTTTACTTGTACTGTCTCAGTCCCGGTTAAGTTCCCCTCTTCGTCATACTGAGGCATGTCTATTTCGTCATACTCAATAGTGCTGCCGGATTCATCCTGCTTGTAGAAAAATTTGGGCCTATCCCGCAGAATTATATCTCCTACCCATGTCAGCACCCCAACGTCTCCGTCTCTGTCTCGATACCATGCCTCAACTATGCTCAGCTTCCTGGTTCTCTCGTCGGTAGAGCTATCAGTCCCGGCATTGAAATAGTCCAGCTGCCCATATTCCAGGCTCTCGGCTTCTATCTTCTCCCTGTATTCCTCGCCGTATTCCCGGCAGATATAATCTATAGTGCGATTCTCGATATGAAACAGATAGTCCATGTCACGAATTTTAGTTACGCCAGGCTGCAGT